CAAATCCGTATTCGACCATTTCGACATGATATTTGTCTCCTCTACTTCCAATGACTGGCCACCTCACACCAACCATGTGGTGACCGCGAGTTTCAATTATTTCACTACGATGTGCCAAGATAATATCCTGCGCAATAACACTGATACTCATCAGCACATTCTGATACAACTTCAAGTAATGAACCAGTGAAGTAAATACATGCTTTGTTGTATTCCTCAAACTTATCAATCTTAACTTCACAGGTGAAAGGCATTTTCCAATCATCCATATCATCAGTTAACTCATCGAATCTCTCAAGAAGTTCGTCACGAGTTAACGCATCTTCTTTAGTCCACTGTAATGGGGTGAATTCTTTAACAGATATCATAACGACCTCCTATATGAAAAATAAAATAGGAAGTGACGCAATGACTAGCGTGAAAATAAAACCAAGAACTAATTGACCAAACATAAGACATTCTCCTCTTTTTTTATCTTATGCATATATTCTATCATAGTTTTTGGAGAATGTAAAGCTTTTTTTCTCTTAAAATAAAAAAAAATTCATAATATAGAGATTCCCAATAATTGCCATTCATCAATCTCTAAATCCCTCGCCTTTCAAGAGGTGACTAAATCTGTGTGTGAAAATTGCAAAAAGAAGTTTAACTAAACTATCTTCGGTATAAGTACCAGCATTACATTTATATATCCACATATCAATTTTGTACGTCGAATTCTACACCTTCACCTACTGCTAAAACACACATCGTTTCTGTATCAAAAAACTCAACGAATGCCCAATACTCAGTATCTTGATTGTAAAAGAAACCATATGGTTTTACATACATTTCATTTTCAACTCTAGCATTACCACTTGCAGCAAAGAGAGGTAGAAGGTTATCTTTCTCAAGCCTATCTAATACTTCTTGTGGTGTTGCGCATTGTATCGGTTTCTGCACCCATTGTGGTTCGCTGAAAGCAACGTTAGAGAATATGATTAATCCTACACTAAGAACAAATGCTACGAGTAATTGCATTCCGAATTTATCTACTTTTTTGAAAGGATCTTCCATTAGAAATCATCGCCGAATCCCAGCATAGCACTAAGTCCGAACACCTCCATGATCATAAACGTAAAAATCATGAGAACGATGCTCCACATAATCAATTTACCGTTGAAATTTGTTGCCGCCAATCTAATTGCGATAAGTTCATTACCCAAAAACCTTAACATTAACTCGAATTCATTGTGGTCTTGTTTCACTACAACACCATTTTCTTTTTCTTCTGCCATTATGCTGCCATTCTCATTGCTGGGTCGAGACCCATAAATTTACCCCATGCTTCATAATAATGCCTCATACCGACTTCATCATGAATTGTACCATTTTCATGTCGACCATGTAAGATATTACGACTTTCAGTACCTTCTCGCATGGTAGTTCCTTGACCTGCCACACCGATCAAATCTTCGTGAAGGTTTCGACCAAATGGACCCCAAATAGTGTTATGCGCTTTTATGCGACTTGCTCTTTCTTCCTCAGTATCTTTTTTCAATCCATAACCACGGAACTCGATGAGAACTTTGTTTGGACCAAGTGGTGTTACTGAGTCTGAACGATATGCACTCCCACGGAGGTTAAAGTTGAATCCTGGAAAGAGGTCGACCATGTACCACTGGTTGGGCGGCAAACTGGGAAAAGATAACTCCCCTCTATCTTCAAATCCTTCATACTCTTCATAATTAACAGTAAAGCTGCTAACATTAACATGACCGTTATCAAAAGGAATATTTTTTCTTGCGAAATATTCATCGTTGAATCCTGACACTCTGTTAAAGTAATGCATAAAGTCATGATAGAATTCACTGTTTGTGTCATGCCATAATTTATAATTAGTATCTATAACTGCTTTATGATAGTGAAACACCTCAAGTTCTTCTGTATCAATAGCTTCTGCGATACAATCAAAGGCACCTGCTGTCCACTGTTCCACATCTTGTGTAGGATTAGGATCGAGTGTAACCCATACCATCCGACCGTGTTTGACTTCACAATGAAGTTCCTTACCGAACTGTTTATCATTGTAGATATTTCCGGCGACACTTTTAATTCCAGGATTTATGAATGCCCTTACTTCTCCATCACCGACGTTCCAAGCAATAACGTTTTGTCCTGCAATTTGAGTTGTTCTAAAACTGAATACTTTATCCATTTCGGAAATGTGACACATAGGTATCCAGACTTTAGAAAATATATCTTCCTGCTCTTGAACATATATTTCATGAGAAGAATAAATTTCACTGCTGATATGTTCTATATTGGGTCGTTTCGTCCATTGCTTATGGTTTCTTGGCGCCATGTTTTTCTCCTTGTAAGTTGCCACTTTTCTGTTTCGAGGCAAGTGGCCAGCCCAGAGACTATGCTGCTAAGCGCATCTCAGGTGCAAAATTATCGTTTGCATTTACTTTTCGAAGACTAAAACACCAGTCGATCCTATTTCGCCCCCATCATAATGAGTCTCGCGTGATATATTGAGTAGTTATTGATGCAAATATATTCTACACATCTTTGTCTAAACTGCCACAATAATACTTCATCCATTATAAGACTCCTTATGGTGGAGGCGGTGGGTACTGCCCCCACGTCCTGTATGCCCTCCGACATCTTCTATTTTATTTATATATTATATCATACTTTAACGTCTTTGTAAATATAAATATACATGAGAGTGGAATTAATTATTATATATCTGTGAATTACATCTATCTAACCATAACAAAGGTAGATCAAGATGCCAGTGGCAGAGATTCTAGCAGGAATCTCACTCGTAAAGGCGAGTGTCGATTTCATAAAATCAAATATCGATACAGCAAAAGACGTAGGTGAAATAGCAGGTGCAATCGACGGATTATTTCGTGGATCTGAAGATGTGCAAAAAAGTAGAAATAAAAAATCAAAACTTGGATTAGCAGATCAATTTGGAATTAATAACGTAGCACAAGAAATGATTGATGCCAAGTTAGCCGAAGAAAAAATGCATGAGATGAGAACTCTCGTAGATCTTCGGTTTGGCCCAGGAACTTGGCAAAGTATTGTTGATGAAAGGTCAAAGCGAATTGCAGAAGCAAAAGAAGCAGCGCGTCTAGCTGCAATACAAAAAAGAAAAGAAGACGCAGAGTTTTGGGAGCAAATTAAGATGATTGCTATTATAGGTGGAGTAATTGTTATCGGAGCAGGTGCATTTATTGCAACTTTAGCGATTACATGATTTATTTGTTTTGGATCATAATGGTGTATTTCCTCTGGTGTATAATCTTTGGCACATATGCATATGAGATGATTGAAAGATTTGATGTACCATACAAGCAAACTGAACTTGAAAAGAAAACAAGAAGTATAAAAGACAGGTATACGGAATGGTCTTTGCGTTACTTATCACAATAGGTGCTAATGTCTATAACTATGATCACTTGTCATATAAAGACTTAGAAACCTGTGAATATCACAAAGGTAAAGTAGAACAACTTTTATTTTACACTAAAGAAGTTACTGTGACGTGTCATGAACATGAAGCTGAATAAGAGCGTAATGTAGGACCTTCATAAGATCTTTTCTAGCATCGTTATCTGTACCCTTCTTACCATATCGTTGAGCATACTTTAAAACATTACCAATACAGAAACCTGTTCCATGACCACCGTCAATAATAAACTCGGTTGCCTGAAAATTGTTTCTAGAATAATGTTGTTGATATGTTGAGTCAATATATTCCTGAAACTCTTCAATCAATTCGCGCTCATTAAACTTATAATGAGGAACTTCAAGTTCCTCTGTATCATAATTATAAATCATTCCAACTCCTGAAATATATTAAACCCATTATTTGCTAACTCTATAGCATCTCTATGTTTCGGTGATAGAGGTTTGAACAATTCATCTCTCCTCCACAGTGAGAACATAAAATCAATCGCACTTTGCCTATCTATATGTGGCAACATTACATTCGCTTCATATCCCATTTGAATCAAATACAATGCCCAATTAGGTTCTGTAAATAATTTCTGATCATTTGGTCTTGCTCGTACTGTAAATCTAGG